TGGGCGCGGAAGGCCCGGTATTTTTCTCCAGAAAAACCCTTGAAAAGTGGGCCGTTACGTTACGCATTGACGGAGCGGGACGGGGGAACCCGGAATCGCCCACCCCCTAAAGGGGGTGAGGCCGGAAAAATCAACGAGGAAACGAGGCTGAAAAAACGAAATCCACCACCAGGCGGAAAGCGAAACCGGCGGAGCCATCCGGCCGGAGGCGGAAAAGGGGGTGCTGCAGGTGGCTGGAACAGGTAAAAAAGCGGCGCCCAAAAAGTCCACGACGCCGGCGGTGCTGACCGGAACGGTGCCAGAGTGGGCCAATTCCACCGCAATCGCCCAACTGCTGGGGAAAACCACGCGGAGGGTCCAGCAGTTGACCCAGGACGGAGTTTTGAAAACCGAGATCCCGCCCGGCGGCGGGGCCAGAAAATACCGGACCTGTGAAACAGTCCAACGGTATATTGAGCATGTGGAGCGGAAGGCCCAGGAGATCGGAGAGGGCGGCCGCCTGGCGGAACTGAACCTGAAAAAACTGGAGGCGGAAGTGGCCCTGAAAGAGAGCCAGGGCAGCCTGCACCGCCTGAAAACCGCCATAGCAGAGGGGAAGTACCTGCCGGCGGAACAGGCCACCGAGGAACTGGCGGAGTTTATGGCCGCCTTTCAAAAGTTCGCCATGACGATACCGGCCCGCATGGCCGGGGCCATGTCCGGGTATGCGGACGCCATCACGATCCGAACCGCGCAAAAGGCCATCCGCAAGGAACTGGAAACCATGCTGACGGCCTATGTGGACGCCATGCAGGCAGAGGACCCGCCGGAGGCAGAGCCGTGAGGAAATACAAGATAAAGCCCTACAAGGTGCCCAGGTGGATGGTTCCGGCCATTGAGATCCTGCGGCCACGGGAGCGGGTGAGCGTGTCCGTATGGGCGGAGCGGCACCGCATACTGCCAAACGGGAACGCCATACCGGGACCGTGGCGGAACAGTGTAACCCCGTACCTGGTGGAGATCATGGACGCCCTTTCCGACGAAACCACGGAAAAGATCGTCTTTGTCAAGCCCACCCAGGTGGGCGGAACCTCCGCCATGGAGAACGCCCTGGGGAGCCTGATCGACCAGGACCCGGCGCCGGCCATGTTCGTGTACCCTTCGGACGAACTGGCAGAGCGCACGGTGGAGGCGAAACTGGAACCAATGATCCGCCAATGCAAGGTCCTGGCGGAGAAGTACCGGGAGCACGACAGCAAGCGCCTGGCCCTAAAATTCCGGGATATGATCGTTTACCTGACCGGAGCCAACAGCCCGGCCAGCCTGGCCTCCACCCCGATCCGATACCTGTTTTTGGACGAAGTGGACAAATTCCCGGGGGCGACTAAGAAAGAGGCCGACCCCGTATCCCTGGCCATCGAGCGCACAAAGACCTATTTCAACCGGAAAATCTTCATGGCCTCCACCCCGACCCTGAAAACCGGGCCGATCTGGAAAGCCAAGGAGGAGGCGGACGCGGAAAAGCACTACTTTGTGCCGTGTCCACATTGTGGAAAGTTTATCGAACTGAAATTCGCGCAGATCAAGTGGCCCAGCAAGGACGACGTACCGGACCGGACAGAGCGGGCCGAAATGGCCACCTACGTCTGCCAGGCGTGTGGGTGTATTATCACCGACCGGGACAAGGCGGCCATGCTCCAGGCGGGCCGGTGGCAGAACGTCCGCCAGAACACGGCGACGCCCAAAAGCGTGGCATACTGGATGAACACCCTGTATTCCCCTTTCACCCGGTTTTCCGATATTGCCAAGGAGTTCATGCAAGCCAAGGACGACCCGGAACTGCTGCACAACTTTGCCAATTCGTGGCTGGCGGAGCCGTGGGAAGATACGAAATTGAAAACCAACGCCGAAATGGTCATGGAGCGGCAGACGGAGATCCCAGCCTGGTCCCTCCCGCCATGGGCCAAACTGCTGACCGGCGGGATCGACGTGCAGGAAAATTGCCTGTACTGGACGATCCGGGCATGGGGCGACTTTATGACCTCCCAAAACGTGGCCCACGGCCAGGCCCTTTCCATGGCGGAAGTGGAACGGATCATGAATACCGAGTTTTCCCTGCCGGACGGCGGAAAGGTCATGGTGGATCTGGCCCTGATGGACAGCGGCGACCAGACCGACGCGGTATATGAGTTCTGCACCATGAACATGGACTGGGTGCGGCCGTGTAAGGGCGTCCAGTCCCTCCAGGGCCATTACAAGATCTCCACCGTAGACAAGGCCGGGAGCCGGGCCAATGGTATGCAACTGGTCCTTGTGGACGGCGGGAAGTACAAGGACATGATCGCCGGCCGCATGAGGCGCCCAAACGGGAACGGGTCCTGGATGGTACACAAAGACTGCGACCTGGAATATGCCGAGCAAGTCACGGCAGAACACAAGATCACCGAGCGGGCCGGCGGAAAAGAGGTCCAGCGGTGGGTGCTGAAATCTTCCCACGCGGACAACCACTATCTGGACTGCGAGGTGTACGCAGCGGCCGCCGCCGACGTGCTGGAGGTCCGGTCCCTGTTCTTGAAAAACCAGGACCGGGCGGAGGAGCAGGCCGCAAAGCCGCCCCAGCCAAAGCCCCAGCCGACACCGGAAGAAAACTGGATCCAGCAGAATGAAAACTGGTTCTGACAGGAGGCAACCATGGAACTGGAAAACACGACAGCGGCCCCGGCGGAACTGCTGGAACAGGTCAACAAGGCGATCACCACCGTGCTGGTGGGCGGGCAGTCCTACAAGATCGGGAGCCGGTCCCTGACAAGAGCGGATCTGTCCATGTTGAAAACCCTCCGGGACGACCTGGAGGCGCAACTGGCGGCCGACGAAAGCGGCCCCCTGCTGGGGCGGACCTATATGGCATTTTTCGAGGGGAGGTAAAGCGGTGAATTTTATTGACAGCGTGATCGCCGCCGTATCGCCCAGAAAAGCGTATGAGCGGGAGGCATGGCGGCAAGGGCTGGAGGCAATCCGAGGGTATGACGCGGCCGGGTTCGGCCGGATCAACGCCGGGTGGAGGGTCCACAACGAGAGCGCGGAAACCACCGACCGGCACAGCCGGGACGTGATACGCGCCCGCGCCCGGGACCTGGAACGAAACAGCGATATTGCCCAGGCCGTGGTCCTGGCCTACAAGCGGAACGTGGTGGGCAAAGGCTACACCCTGCGGGCCAAGACCAGGGACGACAAACTGAACCGGGAAATAGAAACCGTGTGGCGCCGATGGTGCAAGGCCAGAAATTGCGACGTGACCGGGGAACAGTCCTTCACGCAGATCCTGCGCATGGCGGAGGAGCGAAAGAGGATAGACGGCGGGATCCTGTTCCTGTTCCGCCACACCCCCGGCGGCCTGGTGCCGTTCAAACTGCAAGCCATTGAGGTGGACGAACTGGACCTGTCACAGACAGAGCCGCGGCACCGGGGAAACCGTGTTGTGGGCGGGATCGAATATAACGCCTGGCGGCGGCCGGTGGGCTACTGGATCCAGCAATATGACATTGAAGGCTGGCGCCTGCTGGACCCGGTGTATATCGACGCAAAGGACGCCTATTTCCTGAAAACAAAGCACCGCCCCAGCCAGATCCGGGAAATGTCGGACATGGCCCCCACAATCACCAGGGTGCGGGACGTGAACGAGTTTATAAACGCGGTATCCGTCAAGGAGCGGATCGCGGCCTGCCTGGCGGTGCTGATCAAAAAGACCATACCGACGGGGACCAGCCTGGGGCGGTCCGGGGTCCGGGGGCCGGACGGCCGGGTGGACTACTCCGGGAAGAAACTGGGGCCGGGCATGATCATGGAAATGGGCGCCGGCGACGAGGCCCAGGTGGTGGACCCGAAGGGGGCGGCGACAGACGCCACGGCCTTCCTGAAAACCCAGCAAGGGCTGATCGGGGCGGGCCAGGGGTTGAGTTATGAGGCAGTTTCCCGCGATATGAGTGGGGCCACCTACTCCTCCGCCCGTCAAAACGCAATCGAGGACGAAGATACCTATGCGGAGGACGTGGAACTGCTGACGGCCTTCATGTCCGAGGTGTACGAGCAATTTATAATTTCCTGCTATCTATCCGGGGTGATCGACTTCCCCGGTTTTTGGGATAGGAAGGCGGAGTACATGGCCCACGCCTGGGTGAAGTCCCCGAAAAAGTGGATCGACCCGGCGAAGGAAAGCACCGCCGACAAAACGGCCATGCAATCGGGGCAAAAGACCTTCCAGGACGTTTGCGCCGAGCGCGGCAAGGACTGGCGCCAGGCCATCGACGAAACCGCGGAGGTCCTGGAGTACGGCCGGGAAAAAGGAATTGAGATGGGGGGTGTAATTTTTGGGACCGGAACAGCAGCACAGCAGAACGCCGGCGGGCAACCGCCCCAGGGATAAGGACCACGGCACCAGGAGCATGGGGCAGATCCTAACCCGGGAGGACGAAGGACAGGAGAGCCGCCGCCGCACGATCAGTTTTTCCAGTGAGGAGCCATACCGGCGCTGGTTCGGAATGGAGATCCTGGACCACGGGGAGAACGCGGTGGACCTGGAGCGCCTGAACAGCGTGGGCGTTCTCCTGTTCAACCACAACACCGACCGGGTGGTGGGCAAGGTGATCCGCGCCTGGGTGGAAAACAACCGGGGAATGGCGGAAGTGGAGTTCGACACGGACGACGACGCCGAAAAAATCTTCGGGAAAGTGAAATCCGGCACACTGAAAACCACGTCCGTGCGGTATAGCGTGGACGCCTGGGAGGAAGTGGTGGCCGGGAAACAGTCCGCAGATGGACGGTTTACCGGGCCTTGCCAGATCGCCCGGCGGTGGACCCCCATGGAGGTATCCATTGTATCCGTGCCGGCGGATCCCACAGTGGGCGTAGGCCGGGCCGACGAAGGCAGAGCCGCCCCCCTGTCCGTGTATGAGCGACAGATCCAAGCTAACAGAAATCTGATCAACAACAGGAGGTAAGAAAAACCATGAACGAACTGCAGAAAGCCCTTGCCCGCCAGCAGGAACTTGTAACCCTGGCCCGCAACGAGGGCCGGGAACTGACTGCCGAGGAGCAGGCTGAGTTTGACCGTTGCCAGGCCGTGATCGACGCCGGGGGCGGAGAGGGCGGCCAGCCTGCCGGCGGCGAGCGCAGCACCGAGGGCGGACAGCCTGCCGGCGGTGAGCGCGGAGCCGAGGGTGGCCAGGCAGGCACCCCCCAGGGCAATGTGAACGACACCCAGCGGGCCATCCAGGCGGAGCGGCAGCGCACCGCCGACATTATGGCGCTTTGCCGCCAGACCGGCATGGACCCGGTGGAGTACATCCGAACCGGCGCCAGCATGGACACCGTGCGGGCGGCGGCCGTGGACTTCCTGATCAAGCATAACGGCCCCGTGGGCGCCAGAATGTCCGAGGACGGGGAGCGGGACAACTTCCGCCAGGCGGCAACGGACGCCCTGCTGTTGCGCAGCGGGATCGAGGTGGAGCGGCCCGCGGACGACGCGGAGCAAATGCGGGGCCTGTCCCTGCGGGATCTGGCCATTGAGTGCATGGCCCGGGAGGGCCTGGGCACCACGGCCTCCCTTCTCCGCATGTCCAAGGATGACCTGTGGAACATGGCACAGCGCCAGTTTTTCAACCCCACGGCGGCCTTCCCTGCGATCCTGGACAATACGATCCGAAAGGCCATCGTGCAGAGGTATCAGGCCGTGCCCACCACCTTCCAGGTGTGGACCACCAAGGGCAGCGTGAGCGACTTTAAGCCCACCAAGGACCACGAATATCTGGCCGGCGGCGCCGGTGAGTTCCTGCCCGTGGGTGAGGGCGGCGAACTGAAACACGACACCCCCAAGACGGACCTTCTGCCCCAGCGCAAGGTGGGCACCTATGGGCGCCAGTTCTCTATGACCAGAGAGGCGTTTATCAACGACGACGTGGGCTTCATTACCCAGGTGCCCGGCATGTACGCGGCGTCGGCCAAGCGGACGATCAACAAGCAGGTGTATTCCATCCTCTACAACAACCCCGCTATTTTCGACGGCGTGGCCCTGTTCGACAACGCGCACAGCAACCTGATCGCCGCCGGCGCGGCCCCCTCTATTGAAACCCTCCAGGCCATCATGTTGAAACTGCTGAACCAGACTGACCCCTTCGGGGAAAGCATTATGGTACAGCCCCGCTATATTATCGTACCCGTGGGGTATGGGTTCCTTATGTCGCAGATCCTGGAAACCGCGCAGATCGACGTGGACGGGATCGGCAGCCACACCGCCAACGCCCTGTATCAGTACCGGAACCGCCTGCAGGTGGTTGAGGAGGGCACCCTGAACGCCCTGGCCGGTTCCAATGCGGCACCCTGGTTCGTGGTGGGCGACAAGTCCTACGCCCGGTCCATCCAGGTGGATTACCTGAACGGCCAGGAGGTCCCGACCATTCGCCGCATGGAGGTGGCCGGACAACTGGGCTATGTGTGGGATATTTGGCTGGACTGGGGTATCACTGCTGTGGACTTCCGGGGTATCGCAAAGAACCCCGGCGTAAAGATCACCCTGTAAGGAGGTAAGGAAACCATGAGCGCAAAATACTGGCAGAGAGGCGAAACTATCGACTACACCACCACCGAGGCCCTGGCCAACGGCGACGTGGTGGACCTGGCCACCCGGATCGGCGTGGCCGGTGACGACATTCCCGCCAAGGGAACCGGCGCTGTCCATGTGGTGGGCGTGTTCGAGATCCCCAAGGCAACCGGGGCCGTGACGGTGGGCCAGGCCCTTTACTGGAACAAGACGGCCAAGAACATCACCACGGCGGCAGGCAGCAGCCCGGCGAACACCCCGGCGGGGTGGGCCGTCGCGGCGGCCGGTTCGAGCGACGCCACGGTGCTGGTGAAACTGCTGGGCTAAAGGAGGGGCGGACATGAAGAAACTGATCGCGGCAATGCCGATCCTATACCGGGGCCGCATGTATCAGACCGGGGACCGCCTGCCCGGTGACGACGCCAACATGGTGGAGGCGTGGCTGAGAAACAAAAGCGCAAAATGGGACGGCGCGGAGGACCTGGAGCCGCCCCAGGACGGCCGGAAGGCCGTGGGGGTATCCCAGGCCCCGGAGCCGGAGAACGGCGCACAGAACGAGACGGAGCCGACGGGAGAGGGCAAAAACGAGGGAGGCGGGACGATCTCCGGCCACCTTGCCCCCGAGGACCTGAAGGACATGAAAAAGGCGGACCTGGAGCGCCTGGCCAAGGACATGGGCCTGGATATTTCCAAGGACAAGACCAAAGCGGACCTGATCGCCACCATCACGGCGGCGGAAGTGTACGCACCCGCGGAGGATAAAACCGGGGGTGCCCAGTAATGGGCGCCCCCGCGTCGGGGCAAAGTCCGCTTGCCTGCGTTTCCGGCCAAAGCCGAAACCTCCGGCCACTCCCTTGCCCCTCTTTTCCCGGTCAAACCCGCCTGCGGCTGGGGCTTGACCGGGCGGGGCGGAGCGGGGGG